ACTCATTTTAACGCCCGTCTCTTCTTCTTTTGTTTCAGCGTTCATTCCTGTAGTATCAACAAATTCTAACGGCTGTATCGTCTTAAAATAAAGTTTTAACGATATACTATTAATAGCTAAAATTTCGTCTAATGCGTTGGTTATTTCGAGTTGATAAGGCTTTATAACTATATTATCAAATAACAAAGTAGCAGTTTTAATCTCATCTGCATTATTACCCAAACCGCCACCAGTTTCACGTATTCCCAAAAGCATTGGCGAAGTAACTCTATGCCCTACAATTAACTTTTCAAAGCATTCTCTTGACAAATACTCATAATGTGCCGGTGCATCCGTCAACGGTAAATCTTCTACCGTTGTTTTACTTTCAGCGTTAGCATTAAAAGCAATAATAACTTTTTCACCTCTTGCACCTGTTAATTTTGAAAGAGTATCACGTTTTATTTTCTCCCGCATTTCAGGAGTTGGCACACCGTTATTAAAATTAATTACTTTTGTACCGCTAAAACCATTTTGACAATCATTAATTTGATAGTCAGCAATATTTTCTTCCAATAAAGCATAAGGTAATGAACCAGAATAGTCAATTGGTGAATAATAATCAAATCCACTTACATACGGTTTTATAATATAAATTTCTACTTCATTTCCATTTCCAAAACCAAACGCTGGAATAGGTTTAGCTTCTTCACTTGGTTTCTTTTTTGCCCAATTATGGTGATAATACCAAGTTTCAATTTGTCCTTTATCATTGCATTTACCAGCTCTTAAAGTTTGCATAGGAAAATGTAGAACTTGTTTAACTTGTTTTTTTTCCATTACAATCTGCATCGCAGCCATTCCTAAAAGTTTGCGTTCTAATGCTACTTTCTTAATATCTGAATCTTTAACAATAGATTTAAACTGTGCAAATTCATTCGGTTTACGATTAGAATCCAAAGCATCTAATCCTTTACCGTATATCATATTAGAAACACCCGTAATAATCGCACCATTTGTGGCCGAATACAAATACCTATCTATTAAGTATTGAAAGTAATTGTTATCACTTCCATACTCGATATATTCGTTTCTCTTATTTTCTTGTATTACAGGACTTGTATAAGCCGATAAATTAACTATTGATATATCACTCATAAATTTTAAATTCGTTTGTTGTAGCGTTTGCTGCATATTGATTTTTATTAACGGTATAATCGTCTTTATTCTGATTTGTACAAAAGATTTTATCTCTATACACTAATGAATTTTCATCGCTAAATGTTGTCATATCAGATGTCAAAATATCGCTATCAACTGTAATAATATTATTATCAGCAGTGAAAGGTAAAGCACTATTTAAAACCATTAAATTATAAAAAGTATTTTCTTTTAAATCTAAAACTAAATCACATTTCAAATAATAACCGTCAGTTGTAAAAGTAGGATTATATGTAGTTGAAACATTTGTAGTTTCATTTCTTAAAATAAGAATATCAGCCGAGTAAATTCTCGGAATAAATTTTATCGTTTGCGCTTGTGTTTGCTCTTTTAAAATTATCATAATATTTTTTTATAATAATAATTTAAAAGTAAAATTGTTTTAAAAACAAAAAAGGCATACTAATTAAAGTACACCTTTTTAAAAATAACAAACAAAAATTATCCAGTTACAATAGTAACTAAAGCCCCACTTAAATCACCACTTTCAATAAAATTAGCGGGTTTAAATTCAGTGCCAGAAAATTCTAATTTATATCCTGACATATCTCCCATCGCAGCACCTGTTGAAATTGTAGAAGAAACTAAATCCATTCCTTTCATTAGTCCAGCAACAAATATATTACCATTATTATCTTCTACAAATATATGTGGCCTGCTATAAGCCAATAAACGTAACTGTTTATGGTCTTGTATAGTTAATTTTTTTAAATCTAAAGATAGTTTTTGTTCTACAAATGTAGTTCCATTTTCCCTTGAACTCGTTACAGTTTGTTCAAATGTAGAAGCGCCTTTTAATTCATATTTATAAGCTGTTAAAGTGCCACCACCCAATTCAGAAATAACATCTTCATTTCCTGCACCAGATGTATATTGAATATCTAAATTATTTCTATAATTAGAAAAATAAACAGCTCTTAATCCGCCCAAACTGTCCTTACAGGGTTCTATACGCCCCAATCCAATATCACAAGCCATAATTTTATTTTTTTAAGATTAAGTACCCGAAACGATAGAAGCTAATACAGCAGTTGTTAAAGTACCCGCAACAGGGACAATAAAATTAGCTGGTTTAGGCTCCATTCCTTGAAACTCTAAGTTATAAGAAGAAGCATCTCCCATTGCAGCACCCGTAGTGATTGCAGCAGTTGTTAAATCCATTCCCAAAGTCAAACCTGACATAAACCAGTTGCCGTTGTTATCCTCTATAATTATTTGAGGGCGACCGTATGCCAAAAGTTTGATTTGTTTGTGGTCTGCAATCGACAATTTTTTCAAATTTAATGTCAATTTTTGTTCTACAAAAGTAGTTCCGTTATCTCTTGAACTTGTTAAAGTTTGTTCAAAAGAACTTGTACCTTTCAATTCATATTTATAACCCACAGGCGTTCCGCCCAAAGCTATAATTACATCTTCTTGTCCAGCAGTTGCAGAATATGTTACAGTTGTAGCATCACCCCAATTAATGAAGTAAACCGCTTTTAAACCTCCTACAGAATCCTTACATTGTTCTATTCTTCCTAATGATATATCGCAAGGCATATTTATATATTTTAAAGTTAATAAAAAAGGGTAGTCACTATTACCTACCCTTTAAATTTAGTATTCTATTATGATTATGCAGTTGGTGTGTAAAGTACGATTTCAGAACCTACACCGTATTGAACGGCTGCAGTAAAACGCATTACAACTCTCACGTTTTCTGAACCGTCGATATCAGCCATATCAATCACTTTAACTTCGTTTCCATCAGCCAATAAACCTGTACCGAAATATAAGTTAGATTTTTGAGCAGCCATCATCCAGTCGTTAGTCATTCCGTTACAAACAAAGATTTTAACACCATCAAAAGAAAGTGATCCGTTGTTGAACCATTGTGTACCTTGTGTGTTTGTACCGTTAGCACCTAAACCACTTGCTCCAAATCCACCCAAAGCACGTACATAATCACGGGCTACAGATTGTGAAACATAAATATACAAATCTTCTTTTCCGTAAAGAGCAGCAGGAATAGCATCAACAACTTTTCCAAGTTCACCGATAACATTAGCAGCAGTAACACCACCAGCAACACCAACTACATCAATAACAGTAGCATCAGCAGTTGCAAGGACTTGAAAACCATCAAATTCTCCAGCAGTAGCGTTAACACCTTTCCAAATGTTTTGCTCTGTTTTTTCAGCTACTTTTGCTACAACGTGAGACAAAAGAAAATCAGCAAAAGCTGGTGGCAAATTGTCAAATCCTGAATAACCCATTTGTACAGCTTCCCAATCAGATTTGAAATCTTTTTTACAAAGTTGTAGGTTTACTTGAAATTCCTCTGGAGTGATAATTCTCTCAGTTAATGTGATTGTAGAAGTAGCGTCAAAATCACAAGTTGCATTTCTAACGATTGAGTCAGTTGCAATTCTTTTGATAACTTCTTTAAATTTAATGTTTGGTTTAACTTCGATACCACCATTGGCGATAGTTGAACCTGAAAGTAACGCAGCAGAGATATATTTTCCTGCAAATTCTCCAGCGTAAGTTGTAGTAATACTTGTTGTAGTTGGCATAGTTTAGTTTTTTTTTAGTTAAAAAGTTTTGCCATAACTATATCTTGAGTAGTTAATTGGCGATTAGGTGAAAATTTATTTAATTTAATTTTAGACTTAATTTCTGGTGAGTGTGTTAAAGGCTCAACAACAACATCAGATTTTAATTCTTGTTTAACTTCTTTTGCTAATTTCAATTCAGCAATTTCAGTTCTTAGTTTTTCAATTTCAGCAAAAAACATTTCTTTTGAAACTGACTCAACAATTCTTTTAGGAGTAGCTACTGTTTCAGCTTGTGCTTCTACTTCGATTTCTACTTCTGGAGCTTCTTCTTCTACTGCAATCTCTTTGATTTCAGCGATAATACCCTCAACGGTTACAACTAAAAGCATCCCGTCTTCTAATTCGTACTCTCCAACTGGCAAAGTAATTTTCTCCTCACCATTAACTATAAAAACAGCTTGTTCTGGCTCAAAAGCTTCTGCTTCAATTACCGTAACACCGTCTTTAAGTTTCATTTGAGCAAGTTTTACTTCCATACTCAAAAGAGATTTAATTTGATTTATTACATTCATATTTTTTAGTATTTTTTATATAAATTAATATTATTTATTTTTGTTATAAATTACCCGTTTTGTCTTACCGTTGTCCGCACTCCATCTATTATTGTAACAGTAGATGTAGATTGCAATACAGTTGATCCGATACCTTGTTCTTGTAACTCTCCGTTACAACATTTTTGAGAATATTTACCGTCTTTGCATAGACACCCTCTTTTACCGCCTTTTGGTGAACTTGTTTTATTTGCCATTTTTTATAATTATTGATTTTATTTTTTCTATTAATTCATTTTCTTTTTCTTGCTGCATAGACATTTCTAATTTGTCAGCAAAATATCCCTCAATCGAAAATCCTTTTACCTTGCCAGTCTTTACAAAATCATTCCAAATAGTATCGTTATTTACTTTCATAGTTACCATCCAAGTCCCAACAGGTGCATTCAAACCATACTTTTTAGACTTGTCCATTTCAGTATCTTCGACTATCCAACTCTCAACTACCGATAAATCTTTAAGTTTTTTATCGTGTTCTAACGTGGTGTTGTTTTGATTGCTATTCATTAAAAACAATTCACTTGCTTTACGTACTGTATCATCTGAAAAGAAAATATAATATTCGTCGTTTCCATTTCGACGATAAATATTTTTATTAGGTATCAATGCCGCACCCATTAAAATTCTCTTTTCATCGTCTACTTTTGCGAGTTCTAAATGTTGATTTAAAGCAATAAAATTAGATTCTATTGCAGGAAATTCTACAATTGAAACTGCATCAACTCCAGCTAAATCTTCGTTTTCTTCGATTATTAATTCTACTATTCTCATATTACTATAATTATTTTAATTAAGATTTGTTTTAAATTATCCCAAAGTGGCACTTGAAATTATATTCCTGTTTAAACTTTGAGAGGTTGTTACATCATTTGAAACTACATAGGCTTTTACTGGCTGTTGTTCTTTTTGTCCTATTGTTTGCGCTAATTGATTTGTAGCACTTGCACCAACAACGTTAAATGCTGGGGGAGCTGCAGCAACACCTCCCCCGCCACCACCTCCGATACTTGGAGCACCTCCAGCGCTACCACCTCCAAAAGCAGATAAACCTTTAGCAGTTGCGGCTATTGTAGTCGCTATACCTATTCCAGCACTAACGTTGTTCATAGTAGATTCAGCAGCAGCTAAAGCAACACCTCCTGGTAGTAATGCATATTTTAATTTAGCGGCAGCATTAGCAGCCTTTGTATTAATAATAATTTTAGCAATACCAGCAGCGCTTTCAGCTATTAATAATGCTTTTTGTAAACTTTTATTTTTTTCAAATAACCCTTTTAATAAACCTATTCCACTTGCGATATTATTAAATGTGCTATCTTGAATAGATTTTTTTGCTTCTGCAACTTGTCTTTCTATTTCTATTTGTTTATCAGCATTTGCTTTTGCTTCTGATGTTGTTTTATCTGCTATTATTTTTGCATCTGCTGCTTTCTTTTCTGCATCAGTTTTTTCAATTAAAGCAATATTATCTTTATGCTGTTTAGTTAATAATTCAGTATTTAAATTATTAGCTTGATATTTAGTTAACCATTCTTGATATTCTCTTTCTTCTTTTTGTAATGGTGTTTCTTGCGCCTCTCTTAAAGACTTTTCTTTATCCATTACCTCTTTAGCTAAAGACATTTCAGCGGCAAGTCTATCTTCTTCTATTTTCTTTAACGCATCAGCTTCTTCTTTCTTTTTTGCTATTGCATCCTGTTTAGCTTTTTCTTGTTGTTGTTTTATTTTTTCATTAGCTGCTTTTCTATTTTCTGCTCTTTTATCAGCTTCTTCTTTTTCAGTTTTAGACATTTCTTTTGTCCCATCATTAAACCTTTTTATGGATTTATCATAATTAGAACTAAAATCATTTACCGAACTTTTAGCATCTTGCCAAGCTCCACTAAAATCACCAGAAACAAGTTTTTTAATCGCACTACCTAAACTTCCTAACGATTGAAAAACAGCAGTAACACTTGAATAAACAACTCCAAAGGCTTTTGAAACCATTGGCAAGGCACTAACAGATAAATCAACTAACGTATTAAATAAAGGCTCTACTGCTCGAAATACACCGTTAAAAACTTTACCTAAACCATTTAACAAAGGTTGTAGTTTTTTCATTGCTACTTCATTATCTTGAAATGCAGCAACTAAACCACCAATTAAAGAAACTATTAAACCAATCCCCGTAGCTTTTAAAGCACCGCCAAAAGATTGTGTTGCTACTTTTGCTCTATTTAATGAACTACCCAAAGCGCCTAATGGTCCACCTGCGCTTTCTAAACTATCAATCCAATCTGAGGAAGCATTTTTAGAAGATTTAATTTTGTCTTCTAAATCGTCAATTTGATTGTATATCTTTTTAAATTCTTCAGAACCAGCAGCCGTATCTTTTAACTGTCTTTTTAACGCTTTTAAATCAGCAATAGACTCACCAACATTTGATTTTATCTCTAACTCTATTGTTTTCTTTTCTGCCATTTCAATTGTCTTTTTAATTGTTTAAATCCTTGTTTAAATGTTGTCGGTCTTTGATATTTTCCCTTAGCTATTTCAATGAGTTCGCTTTCCCCATAAAATTCATCTAATGCTAATAAATCTAAAATGTGTTTTATCATAATATTCTAAAATCTGTTAATAATTCAAATTGTACTTCGCCAGTTGTTAAATCAATAACCATATTATTAATTAAGTATCTTTTATCTCTTATTACAAGTCTATCGTTTAGTTTTAACGTCGTTAATAAAGATGTAGGTAATATTCCACTAACTTTAATTAATCGTGCCTTAGAATCAAATATATTAGTTAGGTAATTTTGATAATATGTTTGATATAAACTATTACCTATTAATTCATTTGTTAACGTGGATTGCTGTTCGTTAAAATTTAAACTAAAAGTATCAGTACCATTAAAATATTCTTGTCCAAATGCCTTATAAGATGTATATGCAGTACCGCTTCCACTTGTTGCCGTAGAAAAATAATACGTTGTACTTGCCAAAGTCGTTAATGCAGTTGGATTGTAATCGTATAAAATTATGGGTTTAGGAGTGTATTTTTGTAAATCACTTTTCAAAGCGTAACCAACTTGTAATTTGTCTTTTAAATTACTAAAATTTAAGTTTTCAAAAGGTAGTTTAATGTTGTATTCATCGCCATCATTATTCGTGTTAAATAATAATGAACCATATTCTACATTGTTTGCACTTTTAAAACCTACATTTACTATCGAATCACTTTTTTCATACTCAAAGTTTATTTTTTTATAAGTTTTTACCTTGTTTAAATTAAAATTATCAGATTTAATATATTTAGTAATATCTATTATTATTCCATTTGTATAATAACTTTCTATTGGCACTAATGTGTAATTAATACCGTCTGTTGAATAGCAAGTAAGATTAAACATTTTTAAAATGCCACTAAAAAAATCTTCTATTTTAATATCTGGCATATATGATTTAATAGGCAATTTATTAGTTGATGTAGTTTGATTGCTTGACTTAAATAATGTATAGTATTCAATAATATTAGGATTTGGAAAATCATATATTTCTGTAGTTAATAATAAAGTAGCATCAAAAGTTATAGGTAATGGAGCAGAAATTTTAACAGTATAAATATTTGATGGATTTCCTGAATTTGAATATCCAAATAATCTAATAGTTTGCGCTGTTCCTGTAGAAGTAAAAGATTGTTTTAAAACTTCAATTCCATTTATATAAGTATGTATATTAAATAATAATCCAGAAGTTGTAGCTGTAAACAACATATCTCCATATTGCATTTCAGCATTTAAACCATTACTAAACCAAGATTCATTAGATAAATTAGCTGTGAAATTATTGTCTGTACTTTCTAAATCCCAAGTTATTAAATTTGTATCTGGAATTACATTAAATGTATCAGCATTTTTTAAGTATAAATAAGCGTTTACAAATTTTTCATCAGTCAAAAAAGAACCGTTAAAATTTATATTCCATTTACTGTCTCTTTCAATCATATCTAAAACAGATTGTAATCTTAAGGCTGGGAATAATTCATTGTATCTTATAGGAGTTGAAGAATTATTAATGTTACTGACACCGCTTCCATAAGTCCAATAATTTAATGAACTAATTAAAGGAAACATTACGTTAGAACTCGCAGCAGTTGTTGTAACTTTATCTTTTACAATTGTTGCAGTATAATTAAAATCATAAAAAGTACTATCTAAATCCTTTAGCATTAAACCTGCAAACTTATCTTTTAAACTTCCTAAAGCCCCAATAAAAGTTATACTATAATCTTGTGGCTTACCATCTTTTACATTACAACTTTCTAACTGTATTTTGCCGCTTCTAAATGGTATTGTGTCCAATTCAATGTAAGCGTCTGCCTTTATTAATGTACTGAAAGAGTTATCTAAACTATTCTCGTACCAATGTTTGAATATTTTATTATTTTGCTTTGAAGCTGGTATAGTAAATGTTTGACTGTAATCCGTAAAAGTTTTTGAAATATCATTAACGTTTTGAATAGAACTATTAATAGATATTTTTTCATCGTTAAATAATTCTATTCTTTTGTATTCTAAACTAACTGTATCTTTAATGTATAAACCTACTGTAATCATATAACATCATTTATAAGGTTGTAAGCGTATTCAAACTCCATTTCGTAGTTTATCAATCTGTCTTTTAAACTTGTCTTTAAATCGCTTCCCTGTGTTTTTACAATTACTGGTTTGCTATCCAATAAAACAGTTTCAGATAATAACAAATCGGTTATTAATTCCGAGTAGTTTTCATCAACAAAACCTGTATTTAATTTTATAGTTTGTGTTCCGTTAATATTAAACGTTTTTGATTGTCCTAATGATGTATTGTAATTTACCGACGAGGGCATTAATTTATAATCAGTACCTTTTACAGCTATTGTGTTTATTTGTTGTTTAAAGAAAGTTAAAAATTCCCAGCCACCGTATCTATTTATAAACGTGCAAACTACTGGCGTGTATTTACATTCTTCTATTCTTAAACTTGCTTTTTCAAATACATTTGTATTGTATTTTAATATTAGATTCTGATAATCGTCAGTTGATAATGGTGACCGTAATGGAACTTTTAATAAAAATGATTCACTACCCGCGCCATTCGATATTAAAGTTCTTTGTTCAATTAATACATTTTCTTTCGTGTAATAATTTGCTGTAAAATCATAAACCGATATTTGTTGAGCCAATACATTTACATAAGGTATTCCTATATATTTAGTAATTACATTTGTATTACTTAAAGCTAACGCATTTACATTTATAGAACTTTGTTTACCATCATTATAAAGCGTAAAACCATCAACACAAACGTATTCCGTAGTATCTAATAATGTATAAGTAACTCCAACTAATTTATATCTTTTGACTTTACAATAAACCCAATTAGTGTTATCGTCAATTGTTGGAAGTGTAACAGTTATAGGTTTAACATTTGATATATATTCCCTTATGTAATTTGATATATTATAAATATTGTCAATTTGTGTTGCACTTGGTATTGATTTAGAAAGTGTATAAGTCGGAGTAGCTGGCTCGGTTGTTCCTTTATTCCAAATAAATAATTCTATTTTACTTCCCTCTTGCCCCGTTTCTGCAACCGTAACAATAAATGGGCTTCTTACTTTTATTATATTCATTTTATATCTTTTAAATTATAATCTACCATAGTTTCAACATCTTGGCCAAAGGCTTTTAATAAATCTACATCAATGTATTTTTTATATCCAGCTTCAAAAGGTTTTGTAAAAAACAAACTTGGCTTTATTCCTTTGTGAAATATTGACCGAGTAATTAAATAAGCTGTTGAATCGTAACTCATAAACTGCCCAGACTTTCTATCTCTAAATTGGAATCCTTTTTGCCTTACCCATTTTTTAATACCTTGAGTTAATCCCCCTTTTTTGCCCGTGCCAGATCCAAATTGAAAAGGACTGTTCGGTGCTTTTAAAGAACTTGTTTTACCTTTTACACCTTTATCGACAAACATTCCGTAATCGTCCATCGAAAAGCCTACAATAGAAAAACCTTTGTCAGTTACTACTTCGCCCTTTATACTATTGTATAAATTCTTAGTATTGTTATGCCTTGACTTAGTTAGATTGCTCCTTGATTGTTGTATAACATAATCACGGAACTTTTTAATAGTTTTATCGACTTCTAACATATAGTCATCTCGTTAGCTATTACCATATCAAATGTAACCGTAACACCTGCTAATTTATTTTCAAATCTTTCGGTAAAAAATTCAACCGATGGAGTGCCAGATAATTCATAATCGCCAGTCATTTCGCCACGTCTTAAAACTTCTAAAAATCTATTGACTACAATTAACTGAGTATTTAATACATCTTGTTCATTATCATTTCCTAAAAAAATATCAGTTGTTTGGTCTTTGCTTTCATCTACTATATCCATACATAATATTGAAACATTATAAGTCCAGGTAGGACCATTATAACTTGCTGAATTTACAATAATATGGCTTAATGGAAATATAGTTTGTTTATTTAAATCAACTTTAAAAATATCGCCAATAGTAACAGTATTTACAAATAAATCTTTATTTAATTGTGTCTTAATTGCTTGTGTTAATTCGTAATAATGTGAGGTCATTTATTTTGCTTTTTAATTAAATCTGCTTCGATTTGTTGCTTTTCTTTTTCAAATGTTAAATAAGTCAAACACTGGTTAATCGGTAATTTTGTAACGTTGTCAAATTCTCTAAGGTTTCCTTGAGCAATAGCATAGATTGAACTATACCATCCCCATCGTTTGCCGAAGTTTGCTGTTGTAGAATATTCTGCACCTCCTTGTTGTTCTCCAAATAATGAATCGTACCTTTCAATAATTCGTTCCCTAAATTGTAAAAAAAAACCGTTGCACCTAAACAAACATCGAGCGGTGCGTGTTTCATTACATCGCTATAAGTTATAGATCCGTTGTACTCTTCAATTTCATACGTGCCATTTAAACCATTCTTTTTAATCGGTCTATACAATACTGCCATCGCCTTATGATAATCATTCCAATCGACGATATAAGTATCTAAATCTGTATACTCGCCAAATGATATATCTTCTAAATTAGGTATGAAGCCAAACTCAACACCCCCGAGTTTAAACCTTTGTATTAATTTATTTTCTTGCGTGAACATTGCACCAATTTTGCCCGTGATATCCTGTACATCTTTGTATTTAATCGTGGCAATATCTTTTAAATCTATCCCACAAAATATCTGAACCATTTTATGCTGCAGGAATTGTTCATCTTCATTGTCTTTTGCTATCTTTAAGAAATCCTGATATTGCGATAATTTAATTTCAGATAGCTTTGTCGGTATTGTAATTTCTAATTTCATTTGTTTATTTTTTATAATAATAACTATTTGTTGAAATTGTATTAAACAAAAAAAGCAACCGTTTATGATTGCTCTTTATTAAAATATTCATTCGCTATTAAATACATCTTTTGCATTTTTCTAATCTCGCCAATATTCCGGGGTAAATTAATAACTACATCAACGTTTTTTACTTGGCGAATATACCGCTCTATCTGATCAATCATTTCTCCGTAAGTCATTAGTAGATAAAATAGTTTCCTTTGTTTGGCGTTCCGATTGATTCCATTTCGTGATACCTCCAACTATCAATTGCGTGATTAAACATATCAATAGGCTTGTTCAATGTTGCACCAGTTTTCTTGTCTTTATCCCAAGCGTATTTTCGTAGTTCGTTTATTAAGTTTGTACTCTTCTTTGTAATTAAATAATTTTGCTCTTGCATTACTTGAATACCAAAATTAATACTATCCGCACCTTTTCTAACTGCTCTCGCATTAATTCCAAATGCTCTTAATTCTGCAATAGATTTTGGCTCGGCACTATCACAATAACAATCCTCTTGAGTTTTAATAAACTTTGCTATCTGACTATTCGATAATTCTTTTTGATAGCAAATTTCGTTTATAATTCTTTGATCATTCCACTTGTAAACCTCAACTATTGCCGTCGGGTCGTTTGAATATCCAAAATCGACTCCATAACCTAACAGCCTTGCTTCTTCTGGTATCGTGTCTATTGTTTGCCAGTTATTAAATATTACTCCATCAAGTGAACCTATCTGGCCAAGTCCGTAAACTTTATACCAATTGTCCCAATAGCTTGATGTTTTAGATTTTTCTTTTGCTTTATTAATAAAGTTTAATGCGCTTTCAGGGCAAGCTTCATTATCTAAATAATTAACGATAATAAAATCTACATCATTATCATTCATTAAATCGGTATGAAACCAAAATTCGTTGACAGGATTCCAGTCTAAATATACGCCTTGCTTTGTTCTAGATGCGAGTTCAGTATACGCGTGAAAAGTCATATTATTCGCTTCATTCATATACAAATAATCTCGCCTTGCACCTCTTAACTTGCTATCATTGTCCGCACTGAAAAATTCTATTTGCGAACCGTTTTGAAAAGTATATTTAAAATCTGTCGCATTCCATCTTGAAAAAATAAAACGATTAGTTTCTATCATTATTTTTTTAAAATCTTTCATCGCACCACGTTTTAAATGTGGTATTGATTCTGCAACTATTGATATTTCTATTAGTGGATTTTTGGCAGCTATATCAATTAAAATAGGAAGAACTCCAAACGTTTTCCCCGCTGAAGTTCCTCCTTGTATTCCTTTGACAAATTTTGTCAAAGCCTTTATTTTATTTATAACCGTTGTTCTAATAAACATTAATCAGGAAATAATGGTTGTTCAGAAACTACTGTTGTTTCATTCTTTTCAACTAAGTTGTTCAAACGTTGAGTTATTGATGGATTATAAATCCCAAGCATACCCCCCGTAATTTGATTAGTTCTAATTTCTTTTTTTATGTGCGAACAGATAGGTACGAAGTCGTTATAATAATTATCTTTATTTTTAAAATATTGCTCAACTGTACCGAAATTTTTATAACAATATACCTCAAAACCATCCATTGTATATGGAAGTTTTAAAGGGTCTTCCATCCTTTGTCCTTCTTTACCTACATACTGTATTTTTACCCATTCAAGAGCTTCTTGTTTAAGGCTTTCTTTATATAAATTCCAAGCATTTTCTAATTCCTCTGGTGTTTTAAAAATTCGTGTTGGGTGCATAATTTTTAATTTTTTTTATCTGCATATATTCGCTCCAATTTTATAGTCAATCATACTACCTACTCCAATAGTTTGACTGTTTGCATTACAATTTATATTCATTATACACTTTCCTCAACTCATCAAGTTTACCTTTCCAACAACTTGCACAAGAACTGATTTGCAATCTATGATTAAACACATTGTAATATATATCAGATACTTCTTTTTGTTCCTCTGGTGTTAATGTAGTTTGAGAAGCCGATAAATACTTTGTTAGTTTATTATAGTCCGTTTCAATTAAACAATTAACGAAAGGAAACAATTTATTTAAAGTTTCTTTTCTTTTATCGCATCCGCAATCCATCCCGGTAACTTTGCTAAATACCTCAACCACTTTTTTAATCCCAGTCACTTCGGTGATTTGTTCAATTGTATCACCCAATCCTTTTGGTTTTCTACCTCTTGCCATAGTTTATAATTTTTTATAATCTTTATATTCTTGTTCAAACTTACTATTTAATATTTCTTTATAGTTTTTTATCGAGTGAAAAATAGATATAAGACTGATATTAGTTTCTTTTGCGATATCCCTCATTGACATATCAGAATCTCTATAAAGTTTAAACAGTTTGCGATCATACCAGTGCCACGTTTCTAATTCTTTGTCAATCATTAAACAAATATCATTGTAGGCTTCGTGTTCATCTAAATTTGAATCGTCGAATATTTCCCATTGCTCATCAAAAGATACTTTATTTATTTTATTCTTTTTATTATAAAATTGATAGTAAAGAGATCGTAAAGTAAAAAACATATATCCTTTTCTAACTTTGCCATTTTCATCAATTAGTTTTTTTTCATCGGCATACTTAATTAATGCCATATAAGACTCTTGAACTATATCCTCTGCATAATCTGTCTCGCCAAGTTTATAGATAACTTCTATCCATTCTTTGTGATGTTTCGCTACTTGTTCAAGCCATTTATAATCTGTCATATTTTAAAAAACCTCCCCAACAGGGTCTCAGTTATATTGAGGAGGTAAAATTAATTAATTATGAAACAGTTACAAATGTAAGCATTTTTATTTCACTTTAACAAATCGTCAAGCCAATTTGCAGTATTTTTTGTTCCAAGCGTTTTAAACTCTTTTACGGCATCTAAATAACAATTATCTATCCAAGTATGTAATTTGCCTTTTAATTGCGTACCGTCCTTAAAAACGTGCTCAGATGTGTTTTTATGTGTTTTTTTGTAGTTGTTAATTTTGTCTTGTAGTTTCATAATTTTATTTTCATTTAGTGGTTTAATCAATTAAACTGGTTTAGTGGTTTAGTAGTTTAGTCCCCTTTATAAGGGGTACTAAACCACCTAGTTTAATCAGGCTTTTAAACCAGTTTAAACCAGTTAGTTTTTCTTACAAAAAGTTATTTTCAAATTCTCCTAAAAAGTAACGGCTTTGTCCTGCATCTCCACTTTTCAAAATCCATTTATTATCAATGAATTTCGTTAATAGTTTCTTTGCCATATTATCGCCAATATTTTCTTTAAATTGTTTTTCAAATTCAAGGCAAATCTGCTGCACCATTTCCCCGTATCGGTATGATTTGACTTCGCTACTAACTTTACTAAATGCAGCTGTTAATATTTGAAACAATTGATAATCTGGTTTATCTATCTTAGGTGCTTTTTTGCCAGTCATTTTAAAAATAGAAACATCCTCGTTTTGAATTTCTGGCATACCATCCTCAAGTATTGAAAACTGAAAAGCATCAGGCTTTCTATTTCTGGAAGCTAAGGACTGAACAATACGATTACAATCATTTTCTTTGTCAATTGATACTCCTATAACTATTTCGCTTTTATCTTGTAATTTCGTGCCTAAATGCCCTTTCATTTTAGTCTGAATATCATTAGGGTTTTGATGAATTACGTTACAAATATGGCAGTTGTTTTCAGTTGCCCAAATCCTTAAATTAGTTACAAGTTCATCAGCTTCTTTTAAGTTGTTTGTGTCAAGTGCCAAATCTGATATACCATCCAATACAACAAAATCAGGTTTATTTAGATAAATTAAATGCTTTACATATTCCAACCTTGTTGGTGTAGAAACCGCATCAAATTGGTACACATTCATTCTATCAAGTTCCTTTTCTCCATCATTGCCAAGCATCTTTTTTATTTGCATTAACCCAAGTTTAACGTGATATTTAGATTGTTCGGTATCAATGTATAATATTTTGTCTTTACCTTTTGGCAGTTCGCTTAATAATCTATTTTGAAAAATACCCCTTTTTAAAATGGCAGACAAAATCAATTTTATTAAAAAAGTCTTACCAACTTTTGCCTGTGCTGTAACGCAACTAATATTCTCTCGTGTCATTACCATACGTTTATTTTCTCCGTTTACATCACAAATAGACAATACTATTTCTGGCATTGGTATTTCATCTGTAATTTTAACTTTAAACTTTTCAATTTGTGTAAAATCAAAAACTATTTCCGTTTCTTGTAACATTACTATAGGCTCATACATAATTCTTAAAGTTTTTAATTGATAAATTAATCGAGTTTTCAATATTGTATTTCACGGATTCAACATCCCAGTTGTTGCCACATTTCGCAAACTCTAAAGCATTTAATTCGGGAAGCTTGTTTTTATATCTTTCGTGGATTTCTTCCAACTCATTGGCTGTTTTATTTTTTAAAAACGGATCAAGTATTTTTTTTCTATTAAAATAATTTTGCAGTTCCATTCTGCGAAGTGATAGCTGCAGTTTTTCAATCGCCATTGGCTCGGATAGTATTCTATTAATTTCTTTGTTTGCCATATCAATATCGGTGTAGTATGATAACAATTCAGTTAAAGTGAAAGTATAAAGTTTGGCAAATAATAAATTTTCTTGTACTGTTTCCTGCTCCGATAATTTAAGATTTCGTATGATTTCATTAAAAGCTTCTACATCGTTTTGGTTTGGTTTATTGCCTTTTGATATTGTAAAAGACAATCGCTTTACGGCTTCTTTTAGTATCATAATAATTTGATGTGAGTTAGTTCGCTAATTTTCCAAGTGTGCCATTTTAACCGTGCATCAAGTGTTGGTCTGGTTATGCCTATTTCTTTTGCAGTATCGTCTTTTGAAGTGATGGCAATCCTTTTTAATACCTTTTGAGTTGCTTCGTATTTTGTCATAGTGTAAATTTTTTTACATTAAAGTTGCTAAAAATACCCCGCTATTCTAGTAACGGGGTTGTATATAATAATTAAAAGCCGTTTACAAACTTACAAAAAACTTTTAATAAAATTGTCGTACCAAATTAAAAATCCGTCAAAATCTTTCACGATAGTATAAACGCCCCCCATATTTTCTAATTTTTGCTGGAAGTCTTTTTGTCTTTCAGATTGATAATCATTGCCAAATTTAACCTCTATTTCAACAGATACAGGAATTAATCGACCTTTAAAATTAACCATTATTTTAGCAATAATATCAGCCCTACCAACTTCATCCCGTGAAGCTCCCCATTGAATAGATCCTATTTGTCTTTTTCTTCCTAAAACATCCGTAACAATTTCTCTTTTGTCAATCATTGTCCCAGTCGTGTGTTGTCTTACTGCGTGATGTCCGTTGTAGGTTAAGAAATTAATAATACAATTTTCTAACTTCGTGGAGTTGCTATCGCTAAAAACAATCTTAGGCATTCCGATTAATGGAACATTCGGGTATTTATTTTGAAACCATTTTAAATAGTCCGATTCAATTCTATTTTTGTTTTCTTTGTTCATTTATAATAAAATATTAGGGGTACAATTAAGTACCCCGTTATTATCTAAAAAGGTAAATCATCCTCCTCTGGATTAATAGGCTCGGCTATATGTGTAGTTCCTGCATTATCGTTTGTCAATCCTGCAAAGTTTTTAATGTTGCCTAAAATTGGCAATTTAATTTCATTGGCTTTTTCTTTGCCAAGTTCTTTATACTTTTCAGTATTCATCTTTTGACTAATAAACCCGTGATTACCGTACTGGTCGATTTCATCTTTAACAACTACATTACAATTAATGTAAACCGAACCATCTTTCTCGGTTAAATAATTGGCATCAATTGGAATTAAGATACACTTTGCACCTTTTTTCGTGGTAATAATTGCGCTTTGTAATTTTGTCAAAGCGATTGATCCTGCATAATTTTTTTGATTACTCATTTGTTTGTATTTAAGAATTAATTAATAGTTCGTGATATATTTCAATTTGTGCAACTTGCTCTGGAGTAGCTTCGGCTGTTCCTGTTTCAATTGCTTTTAATGCTTTTTTTACAGTCGCAATATCCGAAGTTAAAATTTTATCAATTTGCTTTTGTGATAATTTAGATACTTTCGGTTGGTCTATTATTTCCACGTGTTGCACATCTACTGTTTGCTCTGGCATTTCTTCTGGCACATAAACTGGTCCAGCAAACACATCTGGACAAAACCATTTAACTCCGTTTGAAATAGCACGGGCAAAAAGCATATTTTTAGGAAACTTGTCGATATTTTTTGTTCCTGCTTTTTTGGCATCTTCAATTGTAAAAGTAGAATTTCCGATATTTTCAGTTCCTTGTAAAAAGTCAATTGAACAAATCTTTTCGTTCATTTCTTTAACTTTATAATCATACTTTCCAGAACCTTTAACCGCACTTGCAATTAATCCAGCTCCTAAAGTTGGTTTTCCTTGAATGATATGAATACCACTCATTGCAGCAAATGGAGGTATTCCAATTTCCTGCCCGGCTTGAATTTTAACAAATGCTTGTCCCATTGCTTTTGCATCGGTAAACATTCCACTTTCGGCAAAAGTTTTTGCCATAATCATAATGTCATTTACTGGCATTATTTGAATTTCGTTTTTCATAATTAATAATTTAAAAACCCTGATAAAATCCTTTAGGTCAGTAAAGGCATATCAGGGTTGAAAATGATTTTTAGTTTCAATACCTGACCGTATTGTTTGACAAATATACTAAATACATTTAATAACTGCAATTAATTTTTTTCCATCATAAAATAAATTAACATCTAATATTTTTTTTTTATATATTTTTAATGCAATAATTATTTCATTAACTTTTTTCTCAAAATTTTCATAACTATCGTCAATATCTTTGACTACTATTTCTATTCTCATAATTTTAAAATTTTATAGTTACACTACTTTTTCGTGGAGAAGTTGAAACTTTCGGAACTTGATTTCCATAAGCATCAAACGTATCTTGTTTTTGTGCCATTTTCAATTGTTCAGTCCGGGCGTCTAAATCAGCCTTAATTGTAGACCAGATTTCATCATCTGCATAATTTATGGTATTTCCACCATTTACAGGTAAAAATTCAACGCCCAAAATAACTTGCTTTTCCGTGTCGATAATGTGGCCTCTAAACTTTGCCATCGCACTTGAAACAACTTGCTCCAGACGAGCTAAATTCGCCCCCAATTGCATAATATCGCAACTCCCATCATCCAGAACGGATTGAATAAGCTGCTCCCCAGTCTTTACAGCATCTTTCTTTGTGAAAGTGCTGTCGTACATAGCCGTCATTTCTTCGGCTCTCATTTCAAAAAATTGTAATTTGCTCATAATTTAGTTTTTTAATTGGTTACAAACTTAAAAAATATATATACACTTTGTATATTATTTAACTTTTTATTAACTAAAATAGTTTTTGTTGTGCAACGTGATTCGTAATTCTTTCCATTGCTTTGTCAAAGTATTCTTTATCTAATTCACAAGCGGTCAAATCAAAACAGTAATCGTGGCAAGCTATTGCAATACTTCCACTTCCTAAATGCGTGTCAAGTATTTTATCTCCTTGCTTTGCGTATTTATCTAATATCCATTTGTAAAGTGCAACGGGTTTTTGGGTTGGGTGTATTGCACCACCGTGTTTTTGTATTTCGCATCTGTTATATTCAGCAACCCTTAACGCTTGTTGAAAAGAAGTAAAAGCTAATTCACCATCTGAATTACAAATTCTTTGTCCTTTATCCCAAAATATCCAACCCATTGAGCTTGGTAAATATTTAGTAAAATAATTAGCACCCCAAATTATTTGATTCTTAGAAACACGAAACAATTCATTAAAGTATTTTTTTTCAGGTATTTTATTATCCCATCCTTTAAATTGATATTCTTTTCTACCACCGTGCTTACTTGTACTTTTCTTTGAGCCGTCAAATCCTATCCCATAAGGCGGATCAACAATCGCCAAATCAAAATAGTTATCAGGGTAACGAGCCATTAGCTGCATATTATCTTCGTTTGTAATTGTCATCATACCAGTCTATAATCACATTTATACCCCCGAGACAACATCGCAAAAAGAGTATTACGGTGCATACCGTTGGCCAGTGCACATTGTGTAATATTCTTAAAGGTTTCGCCTGTGCTTATTTTCATAACCTCTTTTGTTTTTCCTTTTTTCGCATATTGAACAGGATCGGATTTTTCAATCCTTTCAATTTCCGCCCAGTCGTCTTTGTCAAACTTATTAAACTGTTTACCCCAAAGTTTGTGCCCTTGGTCTTTTCTTAAAATGTCGATTGTTTCGTATAGTGATTTCATAGTTTATTTATTTGGTTTTTATAAGGCGGGTTTTTTATTAATAAATCTCTTTCTATTATTTTCAAAATATTTTCTGGAGTTTTATAAATTATTAATTTTAGAACGGCTTCTGTTAGGTAGTGTTTCATAGTTTATTTATTTGGTTTTTAACTTCTTGCCAATATTCTAACTCTAATAAGAAGTTATAAGGATCATCTTTTGGTGTTAATTTTTGATAAATATTATCAATCTCATCAACCGTTATTAAAGCGCATTTTTTAGCAATTAATGTGCAAAGGATTTCGTTGCCACATTCTGTATCCGCATTCATTAATATCATACGGTATTCATTTATTAAATTTTCAGCTTCTTTTTTCGGTGTCATAATTGTTTTTCTTTTTTGTAGATTTCTAAAAGTTCTTTTGCTGTAAAATATTTTCCTTCTCTATATTCATCAATACTTCTATGATATTCATTAACATTTTTTCCTTGATAATATTTATTATCTAACCACTTTGCAAACCCAATAGCAAAATCCTCTGCTATCTCAACACATTGCTCTTTTGTTTCTTCAATTTCGTTTCGACCTAAATCGTGCCGCATTATTGGAGTGTCAAATTTATCTTTTAGTTTCATTTTTTAAATGTTTCATTAAAATATTTTTCTGTTTGCCCTAATGCTTCATTTTCAATAGCATCAAATTGTCCATCTTTAAAAGCATCTTTAATTTGTTGTTTTTCTGTTTCCAATAGCTTTTCAGCTTCAATTTGTACAAATCTTAAAAGCGTGTTTGAAATTTCTCTTTCGTTTCTTTTTTGTTTGATTATTTTAATTAGTTCGTTTAATGCTGTCTGTTTCATAGTTTTTCAAAGATTCGTCGTACGATATACCCTCTTACAATAGAAACTATAAAGAACACGGCTGTTATTATTAAATTTTGTGTAAACGATACGGGAATACCTAATATCGGATATAGTACCACCTGAAGCACTATTGAAGTTGCAAGGCCTATAATAGTCTGTACAGTGCTCTCAACTAAAGATTTTTGTTTTGATTGTTTCATTTTTAAAATGGTGTTTTAATTTGTTTAGGCATTAATTCTTTATACTCTTTTTTAATCTTTTCTTTGATTGCTTCACGAATAAAATGCCCTACATCAACATTGTAAGCCTTCATTTTTTGCAGCGTTTTTAACTGACTTTCTGAAATCCTTATAACCTTTGTTTTAGTGTATAGTTTCATAATTGTAATACATTTATAGCGGTTAGCAAGTAGTTGCCAGTAATACTACGTTGATTGCATATAAGAGAAAATGTGCTCCACAATCCCTACATTCCAACCATCGCCAATTAAATTACCAGCTTGTGCTTTATTTAGGTTTTTTGTATAACCTATTGGGATATTGTGCAGTTTTTCTAATTCTGTTTGAGTGCAATATCTCACTCCTTTACTTTCATCCATAGTTTCGTCTGTATAAATTATTGTTGTCATTCCAGTAGTTGCGTATCTATGCAACATATATCGTTGGTTTGCATCTCGGCCACAACTTGTATTTAAACAAGTGTGTTTTCGTTTATCTGAATATCCATATTCTAAAACATCATTCAGCATTATTTTTTTATCTCTCGGTTGTGGTATTGCACTTTTACGATTTCCAAATAAATCAAAACTTTCAGGCCCGATATTAGTCCAAAACAATCTATCTCTTAATGCACCACTTACTTTTGAACCACACAGCCTTACGGGTTCAGTTCCTAATAAATCAGATATTGTACTGTAACCTATATCATCCATTATCACGTTTTCAAGTAAATAGTATTTTGGTTTTGTTTCTTCAAGCAATCTTATGTACTCATAAAATAACATTGATTTCATTCCTTGTAAACCATCACGAACGCTATTTGCACGACTAAAATCTTGACAAGGACTTCCACCTATCAATAAATCAATTTTTGGTAAATCAGTAGCTTTTACTTTTGTTACATCACCAATATGTTTAGTGTTTGGAAAATTGTCTTTAGTACATTGTATTGCGTGTTTTTTAATTTCACTCGCAAAATAATTATCTACTTTTATTCCTGCCTTTTGTAACGCTAATTGACCACAAGACATACCATCGAAAAGAGATAGTACATTAAAACCCGTACTGCCTGTAACAGGTGTTTGGCAAAAGCTGGGCTTCTGTGCTAAATCAACGTTTGTGCTTTCTATAATCATTTGTTTTAAATTTAAAGTTTAGTGGTTCTAATCCCAGCCTTCGCCAAGCACCGAACCGTTAGTAGCTATTTAAAGAGCGTTTTGTGTATAACGACATCATTCAGCCGAATTGGAAATTTTAAACGTGCTAAAGTGTGGTAGGGTAATTTTTCAAACTCACAACACTTTTTTAGATTTCCGTACGTTTCTATTCTATCGCCTTGAATAAAAACTATTATTGATTGTCTTTGCATAGCTAGTTATTTATGTACACATTCATTTTTTTTAGAAAGTTCATATAATTCATCTCTTAATCTACTACTCATTCCTCCCCATAAAAGTGAATTTCCTTTTATTAACAATTCAGCATATTTAGCATACGCATTGCAAACATCGTATTTTCCATTTGATAAACCACCAGTAAACCAATAACTATAATTATGTAAATGATGACCTATAAATTCAGTTTGTTCTTGTCTTATTTTATTAGCTACCCCAGACACTTCTGCTAACCATCTTATTAACTTCATATTATTTATTTTTAAAATTATTTAAAACCCATAAAACACAAAAAAATAAAGCTACACTACTCCAAAAAATTACCCACACTTTTATTTCTTGTTCAATGCTCATAAATCAAATGTTTTACTTAAATATTCTCTAAAACAAACACCATCTATTTTATGTTCGTTTTTAATATTTTTACTCCAAACAATTTCTTTTAAGAAATCATCAAATGATTTACTTAAACCTTTTATATGCATTACCGAACCCATCATAGGTATTACTCTGCATCTGTTTATGAAATGTATAATTTCTTTTTTATCAAATCCTAATTTTAAAAGAAAATAAGCTATATTTTGTTCTCTATTTTTCATATTACTTTGATTTTAAAAAATTAATAGCCGATGTTAGTGTTTTAAAAAATTCTCCATTATATCCGTTATATCCATTATCAACTCCGTTTTTAGAAATATAAAAATTTTCGGCATCATTAGATTTATTATCATAAAAAACTAAAGTAAATTGGTTAAAAATAACAGTGTATTTGTTATAATCTTTAGTTACTTTTTCAATTTCAAATAACATTTCATTATCAGTTAGCAGGTTTAAAGCATTTGTAAGTTTCATAATTTATTTGTTTTAGTTGTTATTTCTTTTACAAATATACGACTAATTTTGTAACTACCAAATAAAATTACAAATATTTTTAAAATAAATGTAAAATAATCCGTAAACAGCTACTAACATCGGCTTGAAATCAATGGCAAAATATGTGGTTCAATCACGTTTTTCTTTCGCAAGAAATTCAGTAGTAACGGAAAATTTACGTTTCCGAAATTTGCCACTGCGTAAAGCCCCAACCGTTAGCAGTAATGCTACTCAAAAAGTGCAGCCAAAGAACCGCTGTTAATTCCTGTCTCTTCTGAAATCCAATTTCGTAAATGCTCTGTGTTTTTAAAATTAATTTGACTACCTTTTTTAATTAATTCTTTAGTTTGATTAATTGCTTTTTTGCTCAATAAATCTTTAATAAAAGCACTTCTTAAATATGTTTCTCCCTGATATTCTACACTTTTATTAAAGTATCTAGGAAGTATCATATTTTCATTAAAATCAAAACTTTTTAATTGGATTTCAACTATTACAAGTTTCATTAATGCATCGTTAAATCTACGTTCGTGTGATTTATTTATGAATTTAGCCAAATCAGAATAAGCACTGCTGCTAACAGCGTGTTTATTCAATTGTGGCTTTTGGTTTAATTCAATGTTCATTTTGTGCTTTTATTTTTAGTGATTAATCGAAACTTGGTCTTTACTTTTCCGCTCCTTCGCCAAGCACTCGAACGTTATATTCCAGCTTCGAGCAACTTTGTGACCAAAGCTACTCAAGCTGTTTTTTATATTCATTTAAAAGGTCGTCAATCAATATTTTTTTTCTTAATTCCTTTTTGTTTTTATCTAACCATACAACAAAATTAACAGCAAATTTTTCAGTTTCTAAAATTTCATTTTCTAAAAATGATTCACATACTGTAACTGCATCGCTTAACGCTCCATCATACCCAATAGCATAATCCGTATTTGCCATTATATGCTTTTGAGCATCTTCTAATCTTTCAATAATTTGTGTAATTACTGTTTTTTTCATTTTGTTTATTTTAATTTGTTAGTAAAAAAGCCGAGAATATAACAATCACTACAAACCACCAGCCAAAATCATAATTGTACATAGGCTGGCGTTGTGTAGTTTTAACGTTAGTGGCTATTTTGGAGCAACATAACTTGTATTTGAATATACTATAACTGTTTGACCTTTTAGATTCATTTTATGTCCATCAATCCATAAAGTAGCTGTATTAATATCTACCATTGTAACGCTATCACATTCTACAATTCCAGATGTAGTCCAGTTATTATTGTCAGATTTTGATACAATATACTTTTTTGTATATTCGCTTCTTTTGTCGCAACCGACAAATAAAACAGCCACTAACAACGTGTATAAGAAATGGCTTGACTTAGTTTTTAATTTAAACATAGTTTTTTATTTTTAAGATTAGTTATTAATTAAATTATTCGGGTTTATTTTCCCGCCTGCACAAAGCTGCAGTACGTTACATTTCTGGATTAAATTCTTTTCTTAAAATTGTATCTATCTTATGTGAAATTTCACTAAAATAAGT